GCTTTGGCGGCAAGGTGCAGGCACTGGGCGGCAATGTGTACCATGTGTGCCGCGGCAGCATCATGGTTGCCTGGGATAACGGTTGCGGTCTGAGCGTGGCATACGGCGAGGATATCTGCCGGAGGTGCGACAATGAATGAGAAAATCCGAAAGCAGATTCTTGCCGTCCGCAAGACTGGATGCACGAATATGTTTGATGTGCCGATGGTGCAGCACATTGCCAATGAGATGCGGTTCTATGAGCTGGTGATCTTCCTCGAAGAACACCGAAGCGAGTATGTGCATTTCATCCTCACAGGCGAATGTAAAGCGCTGTAATATACACAATTACCGCTCCAAATAATCGTGTAGTATATTCTCCAAAATGACTGGATATATCCCGGACATGACGGTAATATACACTCACAACAAAACAAACGGAGGTACACGATTATGTGGAAGGAAGGCAGCATCAAGGTAAACGGCGAGGTTTTTCACTACTGGATGAAGCAGTACGACAAAGGCTCCGAGTGGGGCATCGATGGTGGACGCATTTCCAAGCTCATGCTTAAGCGGGACGGCGAAATCGCCTGCAACTACGACAGGGACTGGGACGTTGAACCCGCCGACGAAAACACACAGCTTGCGCTGGAGCTCCTGCTCCACAGCGAAAACTGGTAAACCACAACAATCTCAAAGCAACGGCTCCGAGAGGGGCTGCTGCTCGTTGTACGGAAGGTCGCACCGATTTCGGTGGCGGCTATTTTTTTATGCCTTGGAGGTGAATATTACGAGAAAACTGAAAAACTACAAGCCGACAAGGTTCATGGAGAAAACCTCCCACTACGATGTGGACGCAGCGGATTATGCCGTCATGTTCATCGAAAGTCTGTGTCACACCAAAGGCACCTGGGCGAGAAAGCCTTTCGAGCTCATCGACTGGCAAGAGCAGATCATCCGGGACATTTTCGGTGTCCTCAAGCCCAACGGCTATCGGCAGTTCAATACCGCCTACATCGAGATTCCGAAAAAGCAGGGCAAGTCCGAGCTTGCTGCTGCGGTGGCGCTTCTGCTCACCTGCGGTGACGGAGAGGAACGAGCCGAAGTCTACGGCTGTGCTGCGGACCGTCAGCAGGCATCCATCGTTTTCAATGTGGCGGCTGACATGGTGCGGATGTGTCCGGCACTCTCCAAACGGGTCAAGATACTGGATTCCCAGAAGCGGCTCATTTATCAGCCAACGGGCAGTATCTACCAGGTGCTCTCCGCAGATGTCGGCAACAAACACGGCTTTAACACTCACGGCGTGGTATTTGACGAGCTGCACACCCAGCCCAACCGCAAGCTCTTTGATGTCATGACGAAAGGCTCCGGCGATGCCCGTATGCAGCCGCTGTATTTCCTCATCACCACGGCCGGCAATGATACGAAGTCCATCTGCTATGAGATCCACCGGAAGGCAAAGGACATCATCGAGGGACGCAAGATCGACCACACCTTCTATCCTGTCATCTACGGTGCGGAGGAATCGGACGATTGGACGGATCCGAAGGTCTGGAAGAAAGCCAACCCGTCCCTCGGCATCACGGTTGGCATCGACAAGGTCAAAGACGCCTGCGAGTCGGCTAAGCAGAACCCCGGCGAGGAGAACTCCTTCCGGCAGCTGAGACTCAACCAATGGGTCAAACAGGCGGTTCGCTGGATGCCCATGGACAAGTGGGATAAATGCGAGTTTGCCGTCAGCGAGGACGATCTGGAAAGTCGTGTCTGCTACGGCGGTCTGGACTTATCCTCCACCACGGATATTACGGCATTCGTCCTGGTGTTCCCGCCGGAAGATGAGAACGACAAATACATCATCCTGCCGTACTTCTGGATACCGGAGGATAACCTCGACCTTCGAGTCCGCCGTGACCATGTGCCATACGATGTGTGGGAACGGCAGGGCTTTTTGCAGACCACTGAGGGCAATGTCGTTCACTACGGCTACATCGAAAAATTCATCGAAAGCCTGGGTGAGCGTTTCAATATTCGGGAGATCGCCTTTGACCGTTGGGGTGCTGTGCAGATGGTGCAGAACCTTGAGGGCATGGGCTTCACGGTCGTTCCCTTTGGACAGGGCTTCAAAGATATGTCCCCACCCACCAAGGAGCTGATGAAACTGGTGCTGGAACAGCGCATCGCCCACGGTGGGCATCCGGTTCTCCGTTGGATGATGGACAACATCTTCATCCGCACCGACCCGGCAGGCAACATCAAGCCGGACAAGGAAAAATCCACAGAGAAAATCGACGGTGCCGTGGCGACGATTATGGCACTCGACCGCGCTATCCGCTGCGGCAATGATAACGGAGCTTCGGTCTATGATAGCCGTGGGCTGTTGTTCATTTAACCCTGCAAAATTAGTCGAATATAAAAAGTTTTTGCATTATGGTGCATTTACTTGATTTTCTCGCCGATTTATGCTATACTAATAGCGCAGGAGGTGTGAAAACATGATAGATTCCCATGAACTCAGGCGGCGTGACGGCTATTTGAATAAACTGATCGGCTTTCAGGATACGGAGCCGGTCAAGGTAATCACCGGCATTCGCCGCTGCGGCAAGTCCAGTCTGTTGAAGCTGATGGTTCAACATTTAAAGGAGAGCGGCATTCTACCGGAGCAGATCATTGAAATGAATTTTGAATCCTTCGATTTCCGAGGGATGAGCGCCGATGATATTTACCGCTATGTGAAAGAGCGCATTGTCCTCGGAAAGCGGATGTACCTTTTCTTTGATGAGCTGCAGCGGATCGAAGCATGGGAGGATGCTATAAATGCCTTCCGTGTGGATTTTGACTGCGACATCTATGTTACCGGGTCGAATGCCTATCTTCTTTCCTCGGAGTATTCCACCTATCTCTCCGGGAGGTGCGTCGAAATCAAAATGCTGCCGCTCTCTTTCCGTGAGTTCCTCGATTTTCACGGTTTTGAGGTTCGTGAAACGCAAAGCGCCCTTGGTGGACGCCGCAAGCAGGTATTTGATAAGAACGGTGAACGCTACGAACTGCGAGAAGTTTTTGACGCCTATATGCGCTTCGGTGGAATGCCCGGCATCGCCGATGTCGGACTGGAGCAGGAAAAGGCGCTGTCTCTTCTCGACGGTATCTATTCCACAGTCGTGATTCGTGACATTCTGGAACGGGAAAAGCGAAAAGGTCAAAAGCAGATCACAGACCCTACGCTGCTTCGTAAGATCATTCTGTTTCTTGCGGATAATATCGGCTCCAGTGTTTCTATTGCATCCATCGGCAACACACTGGTCAACGAGGGGCTTTTGGACGATGGCAAACGCAAAGGCGCACCCAGTGCGCATACCGTGCAGGCATACGTGAATGCACTTTTGGAAAGCTACTTCTTCTATGAGATTAAACGCTTTGATATCAAGGGCAAAGCCTACCTCCGTACACTCGGAAAATACTATATCGTTGACATCGGACTTCGCAACTATCTGCTGGGCTTCCGTAATCGGGACAGCGGTCACGCCATTGAGAATGTCGTTTACTTTGAACTGCTTCGCCGTGGCTATGATGTAGCAATTGGCAAGATCGGCAACGCCGAGGTTGACTTCATTGCAACTACCGCGGACGAGAAAAAGTATATTCAGGTAACGGAATCGATGATGAGTGAGGACGTGCGCAAACGGGAGCTTGCACCGCTTCAAAGTATCCGCGATAACTACGAAAAAATCGTGCTGTCCCTTGAGCAGGGCCTTGATGCTTCCTACGACGGCATCAAATCCGAGAACCTCATCGACTGGCTGCTCAGCGAATAAGCACTGCATTTTCGGAGCAAAATCAAAAGTTTTTGCAGTTCAAGTCGGAAACTTCCTTAAACAGAACACTTTCGGACTTGCAAATAGATACAATTGAAGATTCAAAGCATCTGTCTACGGACAGGTGCTTTTCTTTTGCCCATTTTTAAGGAGAGTGATGTCAATGGGTATTTTTTCAGGGCTGTTCAAATCCAAGGACAAGCCTCAAAACCGCACATCGGGCAGCAACTACGCCTTTTTCATGGGCGGCACGACCTCCGGCAAAGCGGTGACGGAACGCTCAGCCATGCAGATGACCGCCGTGTACTCCTGCGTCCGTATTCTCTCAGAAGCGGTGGCGGGACTGCCGCTTCATCTATACAAATACACGGATAGCGGCGGCAAGGCAATGGCGCTCGACCATCCGCTCTACCACTTGCTCCACGATGAGCCGAACCCTGAAATGAGTTCCTTCGTATTCCGGGAAACGCTTATGACGCACCTGCTCCTCTGGGGCAATGCTTACGCTCAGATCATTCGCAACGGCAAGGGTGAAGTGTTGGCGCTGTACCCGCTTATGCCCAACCGCATGGAGGTCAACCGGGACAAGAACGGCAAGCTCTACTACCTCTATTCCACCCAGTCCGATGATGCGCCCACGATGAAAGGCTCAACGGTCTATCTCGACACGTCCGAGGTGCTTCACATCCCCGGTCTGGGCTTTGACGGCTTGGTGGGCTACAGTCCCATCGCTATGGCGAAGAATGCCATCGGTATGGCAATCGCCTGTGAGGAATACGGTGCAAAATTCTTCGCCAACGGTGCCGCACCGGGCGGTGTGCTGGAACACCCCGGCACGATCAAAGACCCGCAGCGTGTGCGGGAGAGCTGGCAGTCCACCTTCGGCGGCAGCGGCAATGCCAATAAGATCGCCGTGCTGGAAGAAGGCATGAAATACACGCCTATCGGCATCAGCCCCGAACAAGCGCAGTTCCTCGAAACACGAAAATTCCAAATCAATGAGATTGCTCGAATTTTCCGGGTCCCACCCCACATGGTCGGCGACCTGGAAAAGTCGAGCTTTTCTAATATTGAGCAGCAGTCCCTTGAGTTCGTGAAATACACCCTTGACCCATGGGTCATCCGCTGGGAGCAGTCCATTCAGCGGTCACTCCTTTCGCGGGACGAAAAAGCGGTGTATTTCGTGAAGTTCAATCTGGAAGGCTTACTGCGCGGCGATTACCAGAGCCGCATGAACGGGTACGCCATCGGCCGCCAGAACGGCTGGATGTCTGCAAATGACATCCGTGAGCTGGAGAACCTCGACCGCATCCCGGCAGAGGACGGCGGCGACCTGTACCTCATCAACGGCAATATGCTCCCGCTGAAGAATGCGGGTGCTTTTGCAAATATCAACACCGATAACGGAAAGGAGGAAAAATCCGATGAAGAAGTTCTGGAATTGGAAAAGCAGGACGGTGACCAACGAGGAGACGCAGGAACAGATCCAAGAGAGAACCCTGTTCTTAAACGGCACGATCGCTGAGGAGAGCTGGTTTGACGATGATGTCACGCCGCAGCTTTTCAAGGACGAGCTCATGTCCGGCAGCGGAAATATTACCGTGTGGATCAACTCTCCCGGCGGCGACTGCGTGGCGGCGGCTCAAATCTACAATATGCTCATGGACTACAAGGGTGATGTGACGGTCAAGATTGACGGTATTGCCGCATCCGCAGCGTCCGTCATCGCTATGGCAGGCACGAAGGTGCTGGTATCCCCAGTGTCCATGCTTATGATCCACAACCCCATGACTGCGGCATTCGGCAATTCGGAGGAAATGCAGAAAGCCATCGAGATGCTCTCAAGCGTTAAGGATTCCATCATCAACGCCTATGAGATCAAGACGGGGCTTTCCCGTGCCAAGCTCTCGCACCTCATGGATGCGGAAACTTGGATGGACGCAAACAAGGCTGTGGAACTCGGCTTTGCGGACGAAATCATGCAGAGGAGCTCGGAGTCCGAAGATGTGCCCACACCCACCGTTTCCATGCTGTATTCCAAGGCGAATGTGGTGAACTCTCTCATGGAGAAGATCGCCGCAAAGTGCGCCATCACCCCGAAATCCAACCGTACACAAAAAGCCGATGACCTTATGGAGCGGCTCAATCTCATTAAAAACTGGAGGTAATTTATATGACGATCAACGAACTGCGTGAAAAGCGCAACCAGGCTTGGAACGCCGCAAAGGCATTTGTTGAAACCAAGCGCGACAAGGACGGTCTGCTTTCCGAAGAGGATGCCAAGACCTATGCTCAGATGGAAAAGAAGGTGCAGGACTACGGTGCAGAGATCGAACGCATGGAAGCCATGTCCGCAATGGAAGCACAGCTGAATAAGCCCACTTCTTCTCCTATCACCGAGAAGCCCATGAACGGCAAGTCCACCGCTGACGAGAAGCCCAAGACCGGTCGTGCTTCTGATGCCTACCGCACTGGAATGCTTACCGCCCTTCGCAGCAACTTCCACCAGGTGAGCGATGTCCTTCGCGAGGGTGTTGACGCTGACGGCGGGTACCTCGTACCCGAGGAGTATGATTCCCGCCTTATTCAGACGCTTTCCGAGGAAAACATCATGCGAAAGCTCGGTCACACCATCACCACATCCGGTGAGCATAAAATCAACATTGCGGCGCCTGCCCCTGCCGCTGCGTGGATTGAGGAAGGCGGCGC